CCTAAGCTGGTCCACGACACCGCCACCCACACCGCCATCATCAACCTTAACCGGTATTGAGCCCTTGTAATGATACCTTGCTTTTAACATTAGGTATAAAGCCGCAATATTGCTGGCGGTCCAGTTCGTATCCTGTCCATGGTACTTCTTATAAAACATCACCTTTTCGTTGATACGGTATCCGATACAGGTCTTATCATCGCCAAAACGCGCCACATCGCAGCCTATATCTATCTGCTGCACTCCTCCCACATCTGGCGGCTGCAGCTCCCCCGCAGCATTCCGGTATACTCCCAACGCCCTTGCGGTGTCTTCTGATAACTCCGTATCAACACTCGCCTCCAGCCATGCTATCGGTATCATGGTGTCATCTTCGTCTTCTGGAAATTTCCCATATACCCTGACCCTGACAACATTACTGTTCTCCCCATATTTCCGCTTCATGGCTGCAATGTTTTCCTTATTGGTACGCTTACTGTCCTCCGCGTTTACTGTATGGAGCCGGTACAACGCACGGTCTTTTGTATGGCTGTCATAAAACGTGCCGGAAGCCTTTGTCGGGTTCCCCATCAGTAGCAGCTTATTGTTCTCACCTGCCAGTGTTCCGGTTATGGCTTCCATGATAGGGTCAGATACACCGGAAGCTTCGTCCACGATAAAGAACATATTGTCTTCGTGGAACCCCTGCATATTCTCCGGCTTTGTGGCAGTCCTCGCAACCGCAAACCAGCGTTTTTCATAACCCCGCATATAGACATATGTTTTTGTCCACTTAAGGAGCATAGGAAGCAAAGGGGAGTTATTCATCCACTTATCCACCTCGGACCACAACACATCATGTAGCTGCTGCTTAGTGGGCGCAGTCGCAACAACCCTGGGAAAAGGAAAACACACCAGAAACCACAAAAGCAGACCTGCCGCAACTCCTGTTTTTCCGACACCCTGCCCCGACTTTACGGAAACCTTGGGATAGTCCCGAATGTCATAAGCAACTTCTATCTGCCATCTATCCGGCTCAAACTGGAGTACTTCACGCATAAATATAACTGGGTCCGACTTCCATATCGGAATACTTTCATCAATAAAATCCTGAAACCACTCCACATCATTCCCCATATACCTGCCTCCTCTGTGCCAGCACTCTTTCCGTCCATGCCCTGACAACATCATTTTCTTCTTTTCCGCCATTTGTCTTCTTCAACTCCATATGCAGCTTCGCCAAAGCTTCTATTGCCTTGGTTTTCTTTGCCTGCACATTGGATAACTCTGATTCCAGCCTTGCTATGATATTGTCCTTGTTTTCAGTAGTTGTCTGCAAATCGTAGGAATTGCCCGGCATGCGTTCGCCCTTTTTTACCATTTTCTTTTTTAATAAGTCATATTGCTCCTCTTCCTCTTTATCTTTAAAAGTCCTCTTGGTTTCATTTCTGACAACCCCATACACTGCAACAGGCTCCTTGCCATCCCTGTATTTATTGATAGCCTGCATGATACGACGTTCCCTGACACTGAAAAGCTGTATCTGCTCTATCAGCATTACTTCCTCGTCCTGCGGCATATCTTCAATCAATTTGCGTTCTTCCTCATCCAGCGTATCCCAATAAACAGCAGAATACCCTCCATGTTTCAGCGTATTCGGATTTGGATTCCCACTATTTCCCACGGCGTTCTTATTGCCAAATGGCGCACCCTTCTTTGGTGGAACGCTCCCCTTTTTTTGTGTGGAACGCTCCACAGGTTTTTTTTTGCCTTTTGGGGTATTTGGGGGATGCAGCTTTGCTTCCCACCCGTCCATTGATTTCCACTTCCGAATCTTGTTATCCGGCAGATGGAGCTTCGCCGCAATATCAACCATTTTCATGGCTCCCTTGCTTTCGATATACATCTGCTCCGCCTGCTTCCTTTCCTCGCTTCGCTTGTCCACATCGGGACTTCTAGTGGTTGGCAATGCCCTCCCTCCCTTCCATGCATTATCTTTTCCGTGCCCGCGCAAAAAGGGGAGGCTCCGTCAGCCTCCCGCTCTTTTTACGTATATCCTTTGTTATATCATTATAATTTCGTTATGTACTCAGCCTTGGAGTACTGCTCCTTTCCTTTTACCATCATTTTTAAAAAATCTTCCTTGGTAAAATCTGACAAACGGAATACTTCTTCCGGCTTCATGCCTAACTGTTTCCCAATTTCTTCAACACTCTTTCCTTCGCCCATCAGTTCCTTTATGATTGCCTTCATGGGCTCCAGAAGATGAGTCCCTCTTGCCCTGTTATGTGTTACGGTCCCATAAATATCTTCGGAACGTTCCCCATGCTCCACCACCACTACAGGAATCATTCCGCCCAGCATGGAAAGAAGAGGTTCCTGCCCCGATACAGTCCAGCGGTGAAATCCATCAATAATAGTATAATCTGGCCTCACCACTATAGGAAGGGTCCAGCCGTTTGTCAGAATCGACTGTTTCAATAGCTCCATATTCTGTTTTGACACCTTATTGGGATTCCAGCTATTTGCCTTAAGCCTGTTCCTGTCTACCCAATGCAGTGAAGAGAGCGGTTTTTTTAAATCATTCATTGTGCCCTGCCTCCTTTTTCTTTGCCTCTGTAATATATCTTCCATATATTCTCTGATATAATGCCCTGTATGCTCTCAGCTTAGGGTCCCCTGAAATCAGTCCTTCGTAGATTGCTTTACAGTCCTTTTGTGTCACTATTGCCGAAACCTGCAAAAAGAAATTGCGGTAGCGGGAAGCCACATAGCGCTTATTCTCGGTTGTAAAATATATGTCCATGTGGTTAAACATCTCTATCAGCTTCGCCTTGTAATCCTTTTCTGTCTGACCCTGCTCACTTTCTTTTCTTACCGCAGTCCTTCTGCCAAACATTTCGCTGTCCCAATACATTGCTGCCAAATACGCATTCGGTTCTCTTCGCACTACCCTCTCCATCAGGTCGGGGTAATACTCATTCATTTTTACAAGGCTTCTTGCCGTATCGATAGAAAAGAACTGTGATACCCGCAAATGACCTTTTTTTTCACCTGTCTGCCAAAGGTATAAGTAAACGTCCGGAATATCCACATGTTCCCTCAAGAGATACAGCCAGACATCATTATCAGTCCAATCATAAATCGGAAATACCTGATGTTTGTTTGTCATGGTCTTGCCGGCCCTTATCATCACTGCAATATTCTGTAGCCGCTGAACAGATTCTGCTGTCCTTATCCCGGTAAGTGTAATGCCGTTCTGACATACTCTGGGCAAAAAATCCTGATAGGCATCCTGCCGCGGCTTTAATTGCGCATGGCTTCTAATGGCAAAAGAAGGTGGGCGTCTTACCCAGACTTCTTCCTTCATGCTGTCCCAGCATATGAAGGTTTCATCGTTAGATAATTCATTAAAACAGTTGTAATGCTTAACCTCTAAACAATACCACTCAAATTTCGCCCCCATAAGAAGAAATTTCTTCCTCCAGCTCTTCACTGTATGCTCAATGCAAGGGAATATGGCTTCTTCATCGATAAACTGCACAATTAACTGTGCCGGGTTTATTCTGCCCTCCTGTATAAGCCTATAAACAAGCTGCGCCAAACATAGGCTGTCCTTACCGCCGGTTATCCTGATTTTTGCCGCCTATACCACGTCAATACTGGACTTACACCTCTTTACAGACATATCTTTTCCCCACAATTTGGGCAGGTGATAAGTCTTCCGGCTTCGGCGGCGCTGCCATCTGTATTATCATACTGTTCCTCGTGTAAAGGCGCCGGAGTGTCTGTAAAACCTGTCGATGCCATTACAGGTGCTTTCGCATTTTTCTCTTTAATAGCGGCTATCTCTGTATCATCCAGTGTGCCGTACGCGGAAAGCTTTTCTGTAACGTCCTCCGCTTCTGATACCATCTGGCGTAATACATCCGAATCATACCCTGGGATATCAAGGTCATCGCGGAGCTCCTCGATAAATTCATTGAGCGTATCCAGATTTTCTATGCCAAGGGAGAATATTTTGTTATCCGCTACCATCAACTTCTTTTTTTGATTCTCCGTTAGGTCACTGTACTGATATACCTCTGCTTCTTCATATCCCATGCGCCGCATGGTTTCATAAAGCCCGTTTCCCGCCAGTATAATGTTATTTTCATCAATAACAATCGGGCGTATCTGGCCAAACATCTTAACACTACGCTCAAATTCCCTAAACTGCTGCTCCGTATGTATACGGATATTTCTTTCCGGCTTTATTAGCTCTGATAATTTCTTCGTTATAACCTGCATATTTTCCTCCATTTCTGAAGGAGCCTGACGTACCGGCTGCAACCGGATTAAATCATGGAATTTAGAAACAGCCTCGCACTGTCAATATGTACCGCAGCCATTTCCACGATAGATTTATCTATCCCGTAAATCTCCCTCCATCCCTGCATATCGGTTTTCATATACTGACGTGCCGGCCATGGATGGGTACCACATAAATATCCCTTTTCCCAATCGTAGATGGGGGGAAGCGAAAGCTTATGATAATGTATAAACGCAAGCACCTCCTCATGTGTCCAGTTTGCGAGCGGGCTGAACCGCGTAACCCCTCTTTTGTTTGTATACATATTGGAACCACGCCCAACATAATTCCCGTCTGCAATGCGGCGTCCTAAAATTATCATGTCGAGCTTATTTTCCCTGTAATACTTTTCCTGAGCTCTGTGCTGCACTATTTTAAACCATGTGGCAGCAGTTTTTGCCTCCTTGGGAAACAGCATTTCAGGATGGGCTTTCAACCACTCCATGTCCTGTCCTGTGTCTATGACCGTCAGCCTTTTGGGTGCATGTTCCCTTGCCCATGCTTCAAATGCCGGATACTCCAGCCTGCATACCGCCAGCACACAGTCCGTAATACCTGCCTGCTCGCACATTTTTCCTAAGACAATACTGTCTTTGCCTGCACTCCATCCATAAGCAGCCTTTTTACCCTTGGTTTTTTCCTTAATGTCTTTTACCGTTTGTCCCACTTTCTTATCAAGCACTTTTTTGGGGATACTTTTCTCAATATTCTCCAATGCCTCAAGCCATGCTTCGTTGCTGGTTCTCTGCTTTTTTCCAAGCCCCTCATTTCTCATGCTGTTTTATTCCTCCTGTTTTAGGTAATTTTGAAACAGCCAATGCCACTATGCCGGCGATAAGCACTGTAAGAAGGCTTCCTGTTGTTTTATATGCCGGAAGGTCATAAACTGTCCCATAGGCAAAAACAGGAAGCCCTGCTGCCAGCGACAAAACAATTCCCACCGTTATTCCGGCAGGCTTCAATTTTACACCTAACAAAGTAAATATGGTCGGCAGCATGGTGGCTGCTCGGAAAGTGCAGTAGAACAAGAACATATGGGTCACAGTAAGCCCCGGGATATTGGCTGTCAATATTCCCACTAACAGGAGAACAGCCATTGCCGCTTTTCCGATGACAGTGCCTTTGCCTCTCCAAACATCAGTTGTCAGGGAAGCCACGGCGCACAGGTTGCTGTCAACCGTCGAAAGCAGCCCGGAAACCAGCATAAGCATAAATGGTATCATCACCCACGCGGGAAACAGCATCCTGATTAGTTCAAAACCGACATTTCCCGCTTCTGCAGGTACAAAACCAATTCCTGCTGCAATAAAACCAAATATCCCCATGGACATGGGCACCACGGCAAAAAATACTGCTCCCAAAACAAATGCCTTTCCAATCCTGTTTTTCCGTATGGCAAATGCCCTCTGCCAAAAACACTGGTCGCCAAATGGTCCGGCAAACAGACCAATAGCGGCAGGGAGTCCAAAACCAAATAATACCTCCAATCCTTTTCCAGATAGCAGTTTGCCATATTCTCCTGAGATTCCGGATACCTGAACCGCCGCGATTCCTCCATTCACTTTTAGCGCCCATGGAACAAATACAGCACACGCTGCCAAAAGAAATACCATCTGAATACCGTCAGTCAAAACCGATGCCCTGATTCCCGATATTTGGGAATAAGAAAAGGCTATGACTGCCAATATGATAGTCATAGCCCACAAGGGTAAACCTGTTACAATGCTGAGTATCCTTCCCCCTGCCAGAAGCTGCACAGCGGTGGACAAAACCGCCAATACTGACAGTTGAAAAAGGTATATGTTCCTTACTGCCTTGGATTTGTATTTTTGATACATATACCCTGACAATGTAATGCCATCCGGCATTTCTTTCCGTATCCTCTTTGCAAACGGAATAAAGAGCAGCAGGCACAGCACATTTGGCACAAGAAACCAAAACAGCCCTGCAAAGCCGTTAATGTAAGCTTTTTCCGCCGATGTGAATAATGCCGGTGCCCAAATCCATGTCGCTGCCACGCTCATGGCAGATATTACCGTTCCCATATTGCGCCCTCCGACGTGGAAGTTCTCCCCATTGCTTTCTCTTTTGGTAAAAACTAAAGTCGCACCCACCATTATGAGTGCATAGATAATCAGTACAATTATCCCTGTCATTTCCGACCTCCTTCATATTATTATGATTTTGAAGGAGCAAAAAGCCATCGGAGATTGCCCTGCCGATGGCTTGCCGTCAATTAAAATTTTACGGGTACAGTTTAGCACACCCTATAATTAAATGTCAATTAAAATTTTTTCTAAATGGATGGTTTATTGTTATAACAAAGAATCTACCCCAAAAATAAGTGCTGACAGCCTTTCAATCGCTATTTTTTCATCATTGTATGTAGTCTGTAAGGATATGCCCCACTTCTCAGCAAGCTCATTCCTACTGACACTGTCCTCTGCTATATACAGCCAATGCACAATATCATAGCGCCGCTCGTAAGTTTCATTTCCTGAC